CGCTGTGATGTTGCACGCAACACCAACACACCAACAGAAATCCTAACATTTCTTGCCCGAGATGAGAATCTTTATGTTCGCTATGGAGTTGCCTACAACCCCAACACACCAACAGAAATCCTAACACTTCTTGCCCGAGATGAGGATGGGGATGTTCGCTGGCTGGTTGCATACAACCCCAACACACCTCCAGAAATCCTAACACTTCTTGCCCGAGATGATGATTGGAATGTTCGCCGGTATGCTGAAAGAAATCCAAATGCAACCCGAGAAATCATTCAAACTGTAAGAGCCTACGAGTTTTACCTAGAATTTAATAAAACACATTAACCAATGTTTGAATCAAATAGGACCATAAGGGCTCTTAAAGAAAAGACATTATCGCTAAGAGAAGAAGAAATCCGGCTAAGAGAAGAAACCGCCAAGTTACAAGCGGAAACTGCTATATTAAGAGAGCAAAATAAGATCTTAAAATCTTTATTAGAAAATATCAGAAAACGAAAGGTGAATGAATGATAACAACATCAGTGATGAAGAAAAGAAAAAGAAGCACACATTATGTTGATAATGTTAAGTTCTATAATTCTTTGGTTGAATACAAAAGTACAGTAAAAGAGGCCCTAGAAAAAGGTCTACCACAACCTCGCATACCAAATTACATTGGAGACTGTTTTCTAAAGATCGCCACACATCTATCATTCAATACAAAATTTGTTAATTATCCATTTAAGGATTCAATGATTTCGGATGGATATACTGATTGTGTTAGATACGTTCTTAATTATAATCCAAACTTCTCCGAAGGAAGAACAGAAAAGAATCCCTTTGCATATTTTACTCAATTGTGTTACTGGGCATTTGTTCGCAGAATTAAACATGAGAAAAAAGTTCTTGATTTATACGACCGCCTGATTGAAAGAAATGGCTTTGATCAAGTATTTTCGGAAGACGGTGACGCATCAGACACTGCAAATCATTCGGATTATAACACAATCAAAGATAACATTCATCAAAAACAGAGGTATTAATAACTATGTCTCGTGTGGTTATTTTAACCGATCTTCATTTTGGTTTCAAAAGACAGTCAGCAGTCTTTCACGATTATTTCCTGAAGTTTTACAATGATGTATTCTTTCCATTTCTTGAGAAGAATAATATCACAACAGTTGTTGACATGGGTGATACCTTTGACAACAGAAAGACCTTAGATCTAACAACTATTGAATGGGCTAAAACGAACTTTTATGATAGACTAGAGAGTATGAATATTGGGCTTCATACGCTCGTAGGAAATCATACTACATATTATCGCAATACTAACCGAATCAATACCCCAGAATTACTTCTTAGTCAGTATTCAAATATTCAAACTTATTCATCGCCAACTGTTGTAGAGCTTGATGGACTTTCGGTTCTAATGATTCCATGGATCAATTCAGAGAATGAGAAAGAAACTCTTGATCTTATTGCTACCACAAAAGCTAAAGTTGCAATGGGACATCTTGAACTGAATGGTTTCTATGTTAATCGTGGAACCGCAATGGAGGAGGGAAGAGATGCTGATATTTTTTCTAAATTCAAAAAGGTTTTTACTGGACATTATCATACTCGCTCTGATAATGGAACAGTTTTCTATATTGGAAATCCTTATGAGATGTTCTTTAATGATTCTGGAGATTCAAGAGGATTCGTTGTTTTTGATACTGAAACTCTTAAACATGCTTATGTAAATAATCCATATTCATTGTTTGATTATGTTTATTATGAAGATACAGATATTGAGAGTTTTGACTTTGAAAAATATGCTGGAAAGATTATTAAGGTAATTGTAAGAACAAAATCTGATAATGTTTTGTTTGATCAGTTTATTTCTAATTTCTATTCAATAGGAGTTGCTGATCTTAAGATCATTGAGAACTATTCACAACAGAAAGAACAAGAATTTGACTTTCAATTAGAAAATGAAGACACGTTCAGTTTAATTCAAAGATTTGTTGACGAGAGCGAAATTGACTTGAATAAAGATAAGCTAAAGTTAATTCTTTCGGAAATACATAAAGAGGCATGTGAGTTGGTCTAATGTTTTTGATTGCATTGAATGATCGGGAAGCATATTCGGTTTCTACTGGTGTAGTTCACCTCTTTCGCGAAAAGAAAGATGCAGAACATTGTTCAATGCAACATAAAGGAGACAAAATAGAAATTGTTGAGTACGATGCCGAGCAGATAATAAAAATTTGTAAATTAACCAATGTCAATTATACTATATTATAAATGATAATCCTAGAGAAAGTACGCTATAAGAATCTTCTATCTGTCGGAAATACATTTGTTGAAATTGAGCTTAATAAAAATCCAACCACTCTTCTGATTGGTAAAAACGGAAGCTCAAAATCTACTATCATTGAGGCAATCACATTTGCTCTTTTTAAGAAGGCATACCGGCCAATTAATCTGCCGCAACTCATCAATTCTGTCAATGAAAAAGATTGTCTGGTTGAATTAGAATTTTCTATTAATCAGGCTAAATGGTTAGTAAGACGTGGACTTAGGCCAAACATTTTTGAATTGTATCAAAATGGACAATTATTAGAACAAGATGCCTCTGCCGTTGATCAGCAGAAATGGTTTGAGCAGAATGTTCTTAAGATGAACTTTAAGACCTTTGTTCAAATTGTCATACTCGGTAGCGGGAATTATGTTCCCTTTATGCAGTTACCTCTTGCGAGTCGTAGAGAAATTATTGAAGATCTATTAGATATTCGTATCTTCTCTTCAATGAATATCATCATTAAAGATAAACTGCGAACAATTAAAGACGAACTTAAGCAACTCAATTTATCTGAAACCCATTTACATGAAAAATGTGTAATGCAGAGAAACTTTATTGAAGGTCTAGAAAAGGAAGGAAATAATAGAATTAACGAAAAGCAAAAGAGAATTGGAGAACTTTCAGATTTTATTGAAAAGGCATTAGAGACAAATTCAAACAATGAAGGTATTGTTGAACAGCTCAATAGTAAATCTGTAGTAGTCGCAACATCATCGGATAAACTTAAGAAGTTAGGAACTCTTAAGGGCAAATTGTCTCAAAGAATTGGAATGATCAATAAAGATCTTAATTTTTTCTCTGAAAACTCAGTATGCCCAACCTGCACTCAAGAAATTGATGACGAGTTCAAACAAACAAAGATCGCTGAGTATCAAAAATCATCATCTGAATTGACAAGTGCCTTTGCTGAGTTGAATGATACTATAAAAAAAGAAGAAGAAAACCAAGAGTTATTCAGTAAAATTTCTAATCAAATCATTCAATTAAATCAAAAAATACAATCCAACAATATTCAAATTAATACTGCACAAAGACAAATAACCGAACTGAATAATGAGATAGAAACTATTCAAGAGGGTATGCAAAACTGTAATACCGAAAATCAGAAGCTATCAGAACTTGAGGCCGAATTTCTAGAAGTTCAGAATGAGTTTCTAAGAAAGAAAGATTCGCTACAGTATTATGAGTACATGAGTGGTCTTCTTAAAGATGGAGGAGTAAAAACTAGAATTATACGCAAGTATTTGCCTATCATCAATCAGTTAATTAATAAGTATCTCAATACAATGGATATGTTTATTAACTTTAACTTTGATGAAGAGTTTAACGAGACTATCAATTCGCCTCTACACGACAACTTCTCCTATAGTTCATTTTCTGAAGGACAAAAGCAAAGAATCAATCTTAGTATTCTATGGACATTTAGAGAATTAGTAAAGATCAAAAATTCAACTAACATCAATTTTCTGTTATTTGATGAAATTTTAGATAGCTCATTAGACGAGTCTGGTATTGAAGAATTCATAAAAATAATCAGGTACGTCTTCACTGAAACTAATACGTTTATTATTTCACATAGAGAAGGTGTTACCGAAAAGTTTGAACACGTTATTGAATTTGAGAAGCAGGGTAATTTTAGTCGTATAGTTCGGGCCACTTAAGAAACTGGCACACTTATTTACTTTTCAGAGGCTTTTAGTGTTATTATGAATTAGTTCAAAAAAAGTGAATGCCACATTATTCTGAAATCCACCGAAACATTAGCGAAATAATTGAAAACCAAGACATCTTAAAATACCCAGAAAACTATTTTGGTCCTAACTATAAGATTCTCTTAAATAGTTGGATATATTTTGAAGAATTATCTGATAAACTGCATGGTAGATTTTTTGAAGTTTATTATAGATGCTACCCACCAAATGGAGACTCAAGATATGTTATTTCTTATGCAGAGCAATATTGCGATCCGCTTATTGTGGAACAACTAGATTCTCTAGACTGCGAATTGATTGCTGCTGATATTATTTTAAAATCTGGCAAGCAATTATTATTTCCAAGGCTTTTAGAACAACTATGAAATATATCTCTCACACCCATAAAAATTTTATAATTATTAAAGGTTTTCCGGATGTTATAACGAATCCTGAGGAATACTTTGGACCAAACTACAAGATCCTACTTAATTTATGGATATATTGGGATAGTCTTGACTACAATAAACATGAAGAATATTGGAACCTTGCGGCCAAAGTGTACGATTTCGGATATAGTGAAAAATTAATGAATCGTATATCTTGCTATGTAGACACTAAACTAACAAGTTCTCAATTAGATATGTTTTCAAATTTTGAGCTAGAAATAATTGCGGCACACCTTCTTGTAGAAGCTGGCGAGCCTCTAGTATATCTTCCACTACTAATGACACTTTAGAAACTGGCATATATAAGCACCGCTTATACGTCTTATATGATACATTAACATCACTGGGAAAAAATAAATGACAGATAAAAACCAGCACTTTTGGAAATACAATGAGGGCGAAATCCTCAAACAGATACAGGAATATCTTATCGGCACATATGGTGCTCATTACGTCGGTGAGAATGGTATTCAGGCAATGGATCTCATATCGGCAATTGGAGATGGAATTCCGTTTTCCCGTTCTAGCATCATTAAGTATGCTAGTCGGTATGGAAAGAAAAATGGTCTTTCCAAATCGGATTGCCTGAAGATAATTCACTTCGGAATCTTCCTATACCACTTTTCAAATCACGATAAACCAACTACAGATAATTATGAAACTTTCACCTGAGACTATTGACATCTTAAAAAACTTTTCAACGATTAATAACTCTATCGTTATTTCTCCTGGAAATGTTATAAAGACTATTAATCCTGAACGCAATGTATATGCCCGATCAACCGTGGTTGAGACATTTCCTAGGGATATTCCAATTTATGAACTTAGGCAGTTCTTAAATATTTTTACGCTTCATAAAGATGCAGATGTGGATTTTTCTGATGAGCAATACATTCTGGTCAGTCAGGGGACAACCAAAATGAAGTTCTATTATGCTGACCTTTTTTCACTATCAAAGAATCTCAATATTCCAACTCAGGAATATCCATTTGATGATGTAGTTCTTAGTGTATCATTAGATTCTAGTCTTTTAGAGAGAGTCCGAAAAGCAGCTAATATGTATATTCTTACTGATCTCTCATTGGTTGGTGATCAAGGAAAAATTGAACTTAAGGTTCACAATAAAGAAGATCCAGCCTCAAAGAGCTACAATGTTGAAATTGGAACAACAGATAAAGATTTCAGCTTTAATTTTATTGAAAAGAATCTTATGATTCTTCCGGGCTCTTATAATTTAGACATTGCGGCTTTTACTGGTGGTAGATTCGCTTCTAGGTTTACCAATCAAAGTCAGGATCTTCAATATGTTATTGCACTTGAACCCGATAGCTCTTTTGAACGGGTATGAGTATTACTAATATTCGCGGAATAACTGCTACTGGTGTTATTTTGGATGAGTTTGGGCCTTATCCTGGCCAATTTGATTTTAGAAATTTTCAGTTACAATATCTTACTAATTACCCATCTTATGATGGATTTTTCGGGAGATACGGACGAAATACCAACTTGGTTTTTGAATTTAAAACGAACCCAGTTAAACTCAAAGATTTTTATTTGCCCACGGTACGCCATAAGCTAATCAGTGAATTATTAAATGATCCAGAAATTTTAACAAATCCAGAAAAGTATTTTGGGCCAAACTATAAGATCTTACTTAATTTTTGGATATATTGGGATAGTCTTACTTCCAAACAGCGAGTTATTTACTATAGTAGTGTTAATAATCTTGGCGCGGTCACTTATAGCGGAGCATACGAGGTGGCAACAAAGACGGCTGAGCAGAGTTTTTCTGAACGACTACTGATTACCTTGGCACCATTAGAATGTGAAATAATTAGAATGCACGAAATTCTAGAAGAAGGAAAATTATTGACATTTATTCCACTACTTGAAAACCTATGAACAATGAATTCCTCTTCGTAGAAAAATATAGGCCAAAAACTGTAGACGACTGTGTTCTACCCGATCAAATAAAGTCATACTTTATAGAAGTAAGAGATTCAGGTAACGTACCAAATCTACTTCTATCGGGACCATCGGGAACCGGTAAAACCTCAGTATCACTAGCCCTTGCTGATGAATTGGGCCGGGATTTTATGAAGATTAATGGTAGTGAGGAACGAAGTATTGATGTTATCCGTAACAAGGTAAAATCATATGCCGCTACAATTTCACTTTCGTCAACCGGAAAGAAATTTCTGCTAATTGATGAGGCTGACAATCTTACACACGATGCTCAACTTGCACTTAGGGCATTTATTGAAGAATTTCAAACCAATTGTGTTTTTATCTTTACATGTAATTATAAGAACCGAATAGACAAATCATTATGCTCAAGATTCACACATATTGATTTTACATTTCCTACCGATGAAAAACAAAAGATTCTTGCTCGGTTTTTCAAGAGTGTTTCTAATATTCTAGAGACTGAAAATATTGAATTTGAACCAAAGGTTCTTGCCTCTTATATCGGCAAATATTATCCAGATTTTAGAAGAACTCTTCTTGAGTTGCAGGGATATGTCAGAAATGGCATTATTGATATTGGTATTCTTGGAGTATCATCTGATGTTTCTGTTGTTGAACTTTTTCAACACATTAAGGCCAAGAATTATGCAAACGTCAGAAAATGGGTTATTCAGAATATTGATAACGATCCTTCCATAACCATAAGAAAGATCTTTGATGAATTGTGGATAAACACTGAAATTGTTAAATCAACAATTCCCCCCTGTATTATTATTCTGGCGAAATACCAGGATTTAGCAACGAGAGTTGCAGACCAGGAAATCAATATGATGTCCTGTGTGACCGAAATTATGTACGAACTCGAATGGAACTAATTATGAACAGAAATCAAACCGACGATCTGGCTACACTTGCAACAGTTTTTTACCGCAATCTTTCCGAAGATTCAACCTGGCTGAATCCATTTGCATACGAAAATTGGAAGCCTTACATTATTATGGGTCTTTTGAACGAAGAACCAGCCGGAGAATTTAGTGAACTGCATCAAGATTCATTAACCGATGAACAACGTCAATATGCCTACACTCTTTATAAGAGTCTACCTGGTTATTTGAGTGCAGCAAATGAATGAAAAAATTCCACCATGGGGATATGACGAAGACCCCTGGAAAGAGATAGATCTTTTTAGAGATTGGGTAGCGGATAAGGAACTCCGAAGTATTGATGTAACCGATACTCTTACACTTATTGAAGTGTTTGGTTTATGCTCAGAAACTTTTGACTCGGCATTTCCGAAGGAAGCTCAAACTGAACCAGAAGACTGGAACGAATACATGCAGGATCTTGGATAATGACACCACCAGATTTAGGTCAATGGTTAACCTCAATTAACTTTTCTAAGGAAAATTTGATTGAGGAAATTCCTGAAAACATCTCATCATATAATCCCTATATTGTCAATAAGTGCGTTGCTGGTCATCTTGACACGATTCTTTTTGCAAATGAGATGAATCAGCATCCTTATATTTCTAAGGATATGCAATACGCCTTTTATCTAAACTCTCTTAGAAAGAAAAAGAGATATTCACCTTGGGTAAAGAGAAGTGATGCAGAGAATCTGGCAGCAGTCAAAGCATACTACGGTTACTGCGACAAGAAAGCCCTGGAGGCAATAAGGGTTCTAAATAGAGACGAGATAAATTTTATCAAACAAAGATTGAATAAAGGTGGAGCCAAAAATGGGTGAATTTAATAAAGAAGGAATTGTGGAATGGAATCCTTCAATGATGGTTGAAGTTACACTTGAGCAGCCCGATACTTTTCTAGTTGTTAAAGAGACATTGCAAAGAGTTGGTATTTCTAGTAAGCACGAGAAGAAACTGTTTCAAAGTGCTCACATCTTACATAAGTCTGGAAAGTATTACATCGTATCATATAAGGAACTTTTTGCACTTGACGGTAAGTATTGTTCTCTTACACATTCAGATCTTCAACGGCGAAACCGAATTGTAAAACTTCTTTCAGATTGGGGGCTAATTCATATTGTAAATCCCGAACAAGTTCTAGATATGGCACCCTTAAGTTTAATTAAGGTTCTGTCTTATAAAGACCGTCAAGAATATGAATTAGTTTCAAAATACACAATCGGTAATAAAAATAAGTATCCAAAAGCCGAACCATCAAATGATGTTAACTGAAATTAATACTACAAAAGAAAATATGGCACAAGCAGCAATAAAGGATTGCTGGATTATCGTTCTTCCAGATTTAGTTTTGATTTCTGGACTGAAGCTTAAAGTCAATGAAGAAGACGAAACAGAATTGTGGATGATTGATCCATATGTTGTCACTGATGCCCAACGCGCTACCATTTCACCATATCTTTCTGAATACACAAATAAAACGAGCTTTGTTATCAATAAGGATTTAATCATCACTCTTGTTAAACCAAACGCTAAACTTCAGGCAAAATACGACAGTATGTAAAGAATGAGATTTTATACAAATGTGAAGCAGGTAGGAAACTACATTTATGTTAGAGGTTACGAAAATGGAGTTTCATTCAAAGACAGAGTAGAATATAAGCCAACACTTTATATAAAATCTAAGGAAGCTAGTAAGTATAAGACTCTTCAAGGTGAATATCTAAATCCAATTAAACCTGGAACAATTAGAGACACCAGGGCTTTCTTAGAGAAGTACAAGGATATTGACAATTTTTCAATCTACGGAGATATTTCCCCGGTTACTCAATATATTTCAGAAAACTATCATGAGGAGAACATTGAATTTGACATAAACAAGATAAAAATATATGTTGTTGATATTGAGACTACTTCAACCTATGGATTTCCTAATGTTGAACAAGCCAGAGAAGAAGTCCTTTTAATCACGGTTCAAGATTTTGCAACGAAGCAATCATATACTTGGGGCAGCAGACAATTTAGCGAAAAGATTGAGAACAATATTTATTATGAATGTGCAGATGAGGTAGACCTTTTACAGAAGTTTCTTGCCTTTTGGGAATCAGAACCACCGGACGTTATCACAGGATGGAATGTTGAATTTTTTGATATTCCATATCTTGTCCGTAGGATCTCGTCTGTAATTTCAGAATCTCAGGCAAAAAGGCTATCAGTTTGGAAATATATCAGAGAAAGAAAAGTAAAGGTTGAAAAGACCAACCGTGAAGAATATGTATATGAACTCGCCGGCACGTCTTGTTTAGATTTCCTTTCACTTTTTAAGAAATTCAGCCAAAGACGGTTAGAAAATAATAGACTAGAAACGGTTGCTCAGGAAATTTTAAATGAGACAAAATTAGACCACTCTCAGTATGAAACCTTTGCAGATTTTTATACACAAGATTTCGCCACTTTTACTAAGTATAACATTAAAGATTGTGAACTGGTAAGTAAACTAGAAGAAAGTGAAGGTCTTATTGGTTTGGCCCTTGCAATGGC